CGACGTACCGACTACAGCCAATGTACCCGCGCCGGATTGCGTATCTGCCCCATCAGTGACCGATGACGTTCCAACTAGCGCCAATGTACCCGCACCGGATTGGGTATCTGCCCCGTCCGTGACATCTGACGTACCTGTGATGTCACCGCCGCCAGACGCATCCAACGTCAACACGGGCGTAACCGTATAGGTCAGCGTTTGTCCGGCGACAACCACGCGGAATTCATACGTCGTCAATTCCGCGCCGCTGATGCCTTGCAGCGCCCATTCCAATTCGGTGTAGTTGTCTGTGGTAATGTTGACGGTCAGTGGATTGGTATCGTCTGCGATCAATCCCGCGTCAAAGTCGCCGGTGGTCTTCGTAGCTGGCGCGGTCAATTGCGCCGTGGTTGCGGTCACACCCCCCGCTGCGATGTTGGCAGATGCAGCCAGCACGATTTCATGGGGGATCATCGCGGTTGGGTCGCCTAAAATCACATCTTTGGTGCTGACTTGCCCCGCGTATAGCCACACATCCGGCATGATTTATGACCCCGTTAGTGTATCGACCGTCGTGCCTGCTACATCCGGCGATCCGGCCTTATACGCCACAATATAGTGTGCGTCGCTGTAGGGTGTGCTCAATTGATAAGTGCCATTGGCGTCTGATGTGGATTGCTCAATAAAGGAATTGTCACTTGTGCGGAAGAGCTGCACCACCACCGTACCCAACGCCGCGCTGTTGGTGTCACGTGTGACCCCTTCAATCGCATAGTTTCGATGCACGCCCGCCGGATTCGCATGTGCGCTCAACAGTGGGAAGCCATAGCCCAACGGGAATGAACCACCGCCCATGATCGATGACATCGCCCGACGGATAGGTGGCGCTGATGCTCTATCAATAGTCAATCGTGACCCCGACACGGTCGGGGTCACGACAAATTTGCGCGGATATTGCTCCCCGCGATTATGCCAATTGGTGCTTGCTGTTGAGCGCAGTATTCGCGACATGGTTACAGATCGCCCGCAATCCAGATGTCAGCAACTGATACTGCCGTGATGTTCCACACCACCAATGAGCTGCTGACCGGAATAATCAAGCCTTGTGGAAACTGCCACACAATCCCCGCGCCAATCGTGGCAGGGAGCGACACGCGCCGCAAAAATGCTGTCGGCACTGTTGGCCCCGTTGCCCATGCCAACGCCGTTTCAAAGGTGGTGCTGCCCGGTTCGCCCGGATCTTCTGGCAACATGTCCACTGGTGTAGTCGGTGTCACGCCGATCGCTGCCGGACGCCCCAAGCCAAACACGCTGGCCGTCGCTGCGTTGATGGTGATGCCAATCTCGAAAATACGCGGACGGTCGCCCGATCCGGTGCGCAGTTCAAAGCACGCATTGGCGATGGTCACATTGGTGGTACGCACTGCTAAAGAATAAGCTGCCATTTGATTCCCTCTTTACTGTAGTTTGCGCCAGTCCAATGAACCGGCTTTCCGCGCTTCGATCTGGTATCCCTGATTTGCAGGGTCATTCGTGGCATTAATCAACATCCGCAATCGGATTGTGGTCACACATGCCACGTTATCATTTGTGTCTTGTACTTCTCGCCATGTTGCCGCGCTTTCACTGCCGTCATCATTGCGAAACCTGAAACCCTCTTGCTCCAGCGTCGCCGGTCCACCACCCGCCGTGTAAACAATGTCCAAAACCGGCACATTCGCACCGGTGCCATAATAATCCTGCCACTCACCTTGGCTTGTGGTGCTGTTCGTGTCCACGATGATGACGATCGCATTACCCGCCGCCCATCCACCACGGTTCACAAGCTCCTGCACCACACTGGTGACATCAATCGTGTATTGCGTGTCAACCACAATACTTGTTTGTGTCCAGACTGAACTTACCGCCGTTGTACGTGGGCGTGCCGTCGTGTTCACATCACCGTTAGTGGTCACCAGCACCCCGGCATTGTCAGCCGCGTGGGCACTCACCAGATAAGCAATCACATTCGCCCCGGCGTTGTAAGTCCCTTGCGCCGTCATCTTATACGTCGCTGATGTGATGGTTAGCCCGTTGGTGATATTGCTATCAGTGGTGAAACGTGCCAACATGCTGTACTCGTCGCCATTACCGTGAGAACCCGGTGACACCGGATTAGGGTTTAAGCTCACCGGGCTGCTATTGGTGACATTACGCCCTGAATCATTGGCAATGCTGCCCATGTGGCTGGTTGCACTGGCGGTCATGGTCAAGGTCGTCATTGATCAGTTCCGATAATGGTTATTCTTCGCCGTAATCCGGTTCAACTTTTTGCAGCGTGTCCGGACGATAGCTGTGCTGCCCACCGCTTGAACTCTGCCACCCTAGCCCAAACTCTTGCTTCTTCTCTGCCAGCAAGCCCTTCCATGCGGCGATTGCGCTTGCCCAATCAATCTGCAACCAATCGGCCTTCATGTTGGGTTCAGCCGCCAGCTTGGCGATCACCTGTTTGATGCAGGCGATAACTGCCTTTGCCACCGTGCCCTCTTCCGACAAAATAAAACTAATTTCCTCGTCAGAATAAATGGCCGTGGCCTCTTCCGTGTCACTGATGTGCCGTCTCACCCGTGTCACATCAGTGGGTGTCACTAGATCGTAGCTGAAGCTCATGAGCCGTCATCCCACAAAATGGTTGCGGTCACACCATCCGCATTGTTGGCTTGGGCGATGGTCAACGTCAGGTTGGCACTCACGTATATTTCACGCCCCATGCCGCTGATGTCTGTCCCTGCTGTGTTCTTGGCTTGCTGCATCGGATAAAACCAACCGTCAGTTGCCGCGTTGCTGATGCTCAAAATGGTTTGTGCAGGTGATACCCCCGCCTCAACTAGTGTCACATCGCATGTCGCCGCTGGGGGAGCGTCAAGGTATGCCAGATGCACACCGATGATCTCACCATCGACTGGCGTGGTCGTGTTTGCCGTTGCGGTTGCTGTTCCCGCGCCGCCTGTTGCACCGGTCGCCGTTACTACTGTTCGTCTAATCGCCATGGTTCCGACAACTCCTTTATCAAAACTGATCCATTAACGTTGTGCGTCGATATAAGCCCTTAATTGAAAAGCCATCGACTGCAACTCTTTGACCGTCTTTGTCTCACGAATAACTTCAACGCTGGGTAAGTCATCAAACGAACGCGCTTTGGAAGCATCCAACGCTTCCTGATCCCATTCATCAACAAGTTTTTGTGCTATTAACTTGTGTTCGTCAGTAGCCCCGCGCAGAAATTGCAATTCGATGATTTGCAATTCGCGATTCCAGTGCACGGAATCCACTGGAATCCCTAAACCTTCAATCACCTTATGCATATCGTGAACATTAACCTTTTTCATGGATCAAATTCCTTCGCTGAATATACGGAACTAAGCGAACGTCACACCAACAGCCGCACCGCCGCTCAGATACCAAGCGCCATTGTAAGCCTGCAATGTCACACGATTGGCCGCCGCTGCACCGAATGTGCCCACGTCTGCCCCTGCTCCAGCCCCCGCCAAACCGTTGGCGATGGTCACCGTGTGGGCGAATGCCGTAGTGGAATACACTTCCAACTCTTTGCCATCGTCCCCACCGGCTGCCAACAACCCCGCCGTGGGTGCTGCCAAGGTGATCGCCGCCGCGCTACCCTTGGTGATAATCACCTTGCCGCTCTTGATTGTGATCGCGCCGTCTGCGCTCATCACCTGTTGTTCGTGTTGAATCTGGCCTTGAAGAACATCAGCGGTCAGTGCCGCTCCGAAATCTGTTACTGCCATCTTTGCACCTCATTTACAACATCAGATACAAAATCACCCCGCCATCGTGACGGGGTGAAATGAAATAAGTTGAATTATCAGAACCTAGGCAACTTCATGCCCGTACCATGCACGCCAATCATCAACGCCAAAACTGTAAAACAGCTTGGTTTCATAGACGATCTCGGTTGTGGTTTCATCCACCACCATCGGCTCACTATTGCCGACGTTGTACCAGTTAGTGGTTTCGTTGCGCATGACACCATCGGCCATGAACCAATTATTGGTGTCAGTCAGTCGCAGCCACGGAATGACTTTCCAGCGCCCGTTGCCTTGCGCGTTGGCATCATTGTTCGCATTGCCCGGATCACGCAGGGATTGGGTAATCTTGATAGCCGCGTCCTCAAGTTCCGGAGGAACCCAAAGTTCGTTCGGCATAATCCCGATTTCATTTCCTTTATCATCCTTGGTGTGCATCATTGCCACGCGCGTCGCACTAACAGCATCTGCCGTCAATGCTGACGTGCCACGGTTGCTGTACGTGCCGCTGCTGTCTGGGTTGCGAGGATGGGTGGCGCTGATGAGCGGTTTGCCATCGCTGAAGTTGTAGCTGGTGCTAAACGCATTGTTAAGCAAGCTTGCAGCGTCCAGTTCCATTTTCTGCTCAGCGCTCAACCCCAAACGACGTGCATACTGGTTGATTTTGCCGTACTGGTCAAATTGGAGAAGTTTCTTCTCAATGACGAATTGCACGGGGTATTCAACATGTGTGTACGTTTGGGTATAAAGTTGGCTGAATGTGATCCGTCCCTTGGTACGGTTGCTTTTGTACTGATCCCACGCTTCCGGCGAAACACCACCCAAGCCAACGCCATTTTCTGCCGCAAGGGTTGAACCCTGAACGTTAAACAGTTGGCCGCGAAGGCTCGGAACCAAGCTCATGCCTAGTTCAAAGTGATGATAAATCCCCGGTATTAGGAGCGTGCTGAATTGACTTGCGGTAATCATTGCTGTTTGTCTCCTTCTATGGGTGATTTACGCGGTTAAAAAGTGCTCGGTGCGGTGGATCATGACCAACGTGCGTTCTGATGCCAGAAACCCGCCAACCACGATCAAATCGACATTGGATGAAGCCGCAACAGTCATTGCACCGGTAGCCCCGGCAATGTCCAGTGTTGCCCCAAGTTCACGTGCATTTGGGTCATACACCGAATAGATTGCGTCAGGCGCATAATACGCCTCGATCAAAGTTGTGCTGTCAGTTCCGGCCTTGGTCTGCCGTACTGCACCCACCAGCGCCGCGTCATTTGTTGCCGCGAGATCAAACTCGCCCACTTCCAGATTGACCAAATCGCCCTTGGTCAAAGTTTCGGTATCTTTGAAATACCGCTCAACGATCAAATCGGGTCCGCCGCCAAGGCGTCCCATGTACTGAAATCCTGCCGACGTGTCTACGACTGGCATTATGTTCGCTCCCGTCTAAATTCGGTTATTCCTTCTTGGGTAGCTTGGATTTCGCTTTCGCATAATCCTCGGCAGACATCCCCATACGTTTCGCGACGTCTAATTCATCAGCCGTCAATTTGGGGGTGCTCCCGTTATTACCGCCACCACCTCCAACCCCTGCCCCCGCGTCATAATTGGGTGCAGGCTGCTTGCTCAACAACGTCATATTGGTGGTCAGCCAACGCTTCAGCTTTTCCGGTGGATAATCCGTGGGGATAATCGAGCGCATCTGTTCAGGGATGCTCTTAATAATCGCCTCATTATCTTCCCGAATAACCGCCTCTAACTCTGAAGTCCGTTGTGCAAACGGTTTGAGTGATTCCACTTCTGCCGCTCGCTGCTGTGCCAATGTTTCAAAATCGCCTTGTTTGGCGAGGCGCTCTTGCTGCGCCTGCTCGATTGCGGTCAAGCGTTGATTGGCTCCTGTGTATTGAGCCTTCAGACTTTTAACCTCATCGTCGCGTTCTTTGATGCGCTTTTCACGCGCCTCTGCAAGTTTCTGCCACCCTTCAAGCGTGGTCGGCAAATTGGCATCACCTTGACTCTGTTGTTGTTGCTGCTGATCGCCAGCGTCACCTTCCGCGTACCACGTCCGCCGCTGCGCTAAATTGATGGTTGTCGCGCCGTTGCGTCGTGCTGTTCGGATGATGTATGTCTTCGGCATCTCGCCTGCTCCTGTGGCATCTCGCCATCGTGTCTTGTGTTGGGCGTACCGCCGACAGCCTTTTACAGCCCTTCTAAGTACGCGTGTTCATATTTCCCCAAGTATTTCCCAACCTGCTATGGCTTAACGCTCATTGAATCGTCAGAACTTGCATTGTGTACAACGCGGCGAGGATGTTTCTCGTAGTGGCGATTGACCCGCACCATAACTTGCTTGCGTTTCTTTTCGATGTCACGTTGATGAAACCTTCGCCCCCGTTCGCGGGATTTTTCGGGGTTTCGTTTACGCCAATCTGCATGTTGTGCTTTGTCACACGTGATGCATTTTGCTTTCAATCGAATATCTTGCCCCTTCTTGGTTCGATAAAAATACTCCAGTGTATTCGGGAATGTTTCTCCACATCCTGTGCATGTTTTGGGTTCGCCTAATGCAACAAATCTCTTTGCCATAATTACCTCTGATCTTCTTGTCTGATCAGGTTAACGCACACCGCTTAAACCTAACGCGCAAATGCGCATCGGTTCCGATAACGCGCCTTCTGTGCGCTAAACAATTCCGCCACACGCATGATCGTCATAACAATTGTTGTCTATGGAGGAATTTCTCATGGCTGATATTTCACAAACCGCCGCCAGTGTCACGTGGGTGTCTGGTGTGCGCGAAATTGTTGGCAAAGGTGGCGGCACTGGAACCCCCGGCCAATCGGTTTATCTCGACACCACCACCAACACCTATAAGTTGGCAGATGCAGACACCGATATTGAATCCGTCGTAGCAGGCATTTTGCTTGATAACATGGTCAGCGGTCGCCCGTGTTTGATTGCCCCACCCGGTGCGGTCATCAACTGGGGCGCAACCCTCACCGCGGGGACCATCTACGTCCAATCCACCACACCCGGTGGCGTCGCACCGTGGGCAGACCTTGCAGCCGGTGACTACGTTAATGTGTTGTGCATCGGTGCAGGCACGGGTAACGCTGAAGTCATCGCCAAACGTGGAACCGCTGTTCACGCCTAATGGTAGCGAATCGCCCTCAACGTCAGGGCACCGTTCAAGATTTGATCAATGGGCTGCTCGACCGTGGATACAATGACGCGGTGCAGCCCACATTAAACGCGGTCGCTCGCTCCACCAATTCCGGCCTCATTAGCCAACGCCTCAATGAATTGGATAAGGAAGTGCAGCGCTTGATGGACGCCGGTGAAAAACTGACGCCCGATAATGCCGTGCTGCGTGCCTTACTCGCGGATCTTGAAGACACCATGACCGTCAATGGTCGTGTGGTGGATGGTGCATCCGAGGCCGTCCAGCAAACCGGCATGGACGCCGCCGCCCGTATTCAACGCCAGCTTGCCCTTCCCGGCATGACAGATGCCCAGCTTGCCCGCATTGGCATCACGTGGAATAAGCCTGACCCTGAAGCCGTCGCCCGCCTCATTCAATACTCGCAATCGGACGCGTGGGCGGCACAACTCACCAAATACGGCACCGACATTGTAGACATCATCAACAATCAGGCCATTCGTGGCATCGCCTCCGGATGGTCACCGCTGCGCACCGCTTCCCAAATCCGCAACATGACCGAAAACCTCCCCGGTTATCAGGCCAATAATTTACTGCGCACCCTTCAGCTCACCAGCTATCGGGACGCCACCGCCGCCCACCAAAACGCCAACATCGATATTATTGACGAGGTGATTCGCATCGCCGCCCTTGATGACCGCACCTGTCTATCCTGTGTGGCACTGCATGGCACCGTCATTTGGTCAGGCCAGCGTAATGAAGGCGATCCAGTCCCCCGCGTCGATGATCATCACTCCGGCCGCTGCACCTGTGTTGTGCAGGTCAAAGGCCGCACCCTCAACATTCAATCTGGCAAAGATTGGTTTGATTCGCTGCCCCCTGAACGGCAACAACAGCAAGCCGCGTTTGCCGCCTCCCCTGCCAAGTATGAAGCCTTCACCGCTGGCAAGGTCACGTTGGTGGATTTTGTCCATAAGTACAACGATCCGGTCTTTGGTGATATGCTCCGTGAAGCCTCCCTGACCGACGCCCTCAAAGGCAAATAAAAACCCCCGATTTCTCAGGGGTTCTTATGCCAACGGGCGAATTTTTATTGTGTTGGCCGTAGAGGATTTGCACCTCTGGGTGAGGTTCTATTTCGAGTGAATTGCCCACACTCGCACCCGCCGCCTCCCTATGCCGACCAATGTTACTGAGGCGATCTACTGCGACGGTTGTAGATCATTAAGGTTTACCCGCTCCAACTTTCACCACTATTTCAGATGCACGCATGAGCTACCGCGAACCACCTCAGTTGTTAATGTCCACCATCTTACCCGCGCTGATAAAATGCTATCGCACATCAGAAAGACAATTATCCGTACCTAATTCGTCGGGATGTTGAAGTTATCAAATCCGTTGAGCTGCCCCGCCGAACTCATGAGCTTGTTGCCCACGTCCTTCGACTTCTCTTGCATCATCTTCTCAATGTCATCTTCGCTATAGCTGGCAAGGCTGCTCTGCCCCAATGCACGCAGCGCCGCCCGTTCGTATCCCGCGTCATTCAGCAGCTTGAACAGCGCCAGCACATCCGCATCGTTGCGCATTTCTGCCGACTTCCACCGCGTATCCAGCTTATCAATTGCCGGTGCTGATGCATCCCCAAAAAGCGTTTGCTGCATATTCGCCAGAAAGATCACATCTTCCCACGCATTGCCGATCTGCACTTGCGCCCGATTCAATTTTCCCAACATGCCGATCTCGCGTTGCTTCAGCGCCTCGCCTGATGAGCTATCGCCGCCCATCTGCCCCGGCAGTGGTGTGCTGCTGATCACCCCGATCTGATTAATGATCAGCTCAATCCCCGCAATAATTTGGGATAAATCGCCGCCCTGAATCCGTTCCAATTTCGCGCTGCCCAGAATCGCCGCCTGTGCTTGTGCCTCTTCCACGTTTTGCGGCAAGATGATTGCGCCGTTGGCATCCACGATGTTTTTAAAGATCGTCATGCCCGGTGTCACTGCTTTGGGCATATTCACACCCACCGCAAAGAACACGCTGAAGGCTGTCAAGCGTCCCGCCATCACCAGATCAACCAACGCGCTGTTGAGGCTGTCTTGCATCGGCATGATGTTCGTCAGTTCAGACACGCCGCCCTTGTTATAAAACGCGGTCACCGGCACACCCGGCGTCTTGCCCATTCTGACCGTTTCTTCTGGCGCGTCCATCGCCACCAACTCAATGCCATCGGTGCTGTAATACTTATCCGTTTGGTTCGGATAATAGACATTCACGCGCTTGTAAAGGCTGGTGTTTGCCTCACCTTCCAAGCGATCTTCCACCGTTTGCGGCACGTCGTACCAGATCTTCACCGCCGCCGCGATCATTGACGCACTGCCCCGCTCGTACACGACAATCATACCCGTGTCGCCGTCATACGCCAGTTCTTGCGCCAGCACTTCACGCTTGCTCACGTCGTCATATTGGCTCATCACAAATGTCATGCCGTCGCGTAGATAGGCAACCGCGATGTCACTCTGCAAACCATCGAATCGGTTGTACTCCATCAGCTCATCGACCCACTCTTGCGCCGGGTCTTTGAGCTTGCTGGCCGCGCTGCCGTCCGCTTCTGTCGGCATGGCTTCAGCCGGATTCACCGCCTTCACTTCGAACTTATCAACATTGAGGCGATCTGCCATCCGGTCAACAATCAAGCTGCAATAGTTGATGTTATACCGTTCAAGCCGCTCATCACTGATGTTCAGCATGGCCTTCATCTCAGATGTCAATTGCATCCGATGATAGCCGTCGTAATAGTTCCTAAACAGCTTGACAAGATCGCCTTGTTGCTGTGTTTCCGTCTGCCACTGATGTGTGACCAACCCACGCGCCATTAAAATCCGTGCGATTGTTTCAAGCATAGCGTCCCACCTTATCTTCCACACGCCAATTGAGACGTGGTTTCACCACCTGCACCGCAAAATACCGAAGCGCGTCCATCAAGTGGAACGTCGCCTTATCTTTTATCTCTTTGCTGACTTCCCCATTTTTGATCACGCGTGAATAACTCGTAATCTCATTGGTCAGTTCATGCAAATCCTCAAACACAAACAGTCGATATTGCCCGATCAGTTGGCTAACGCGGTCAATACCTTCCTCAACATCCACCGTATCAGGCTCACGTATGCCCAACGCACCAGCCGACTTGTAATCCTGTCGCCAATACTTTTCGCCCTTATTGCCCACCGCCCACCAGATCACCCGCTCCCCGCGTTCTCTCGCCAGTTGGATGTCATCTGTTGCGTGGACAATCGCATCACGCCGCTTTAAATCGTCTCGCACCAGTAGCTTATCATCTTCCCGCCGCGTGCCTTTTTCAGTCCGGTAAATGTAATACACGTCGTTTTGCGGATCATGGGCAATCCAAATCTTGCCGGGGTTCACAATGCCGGGGTCAACCGCCACCATACGCGGCCATTCACTGGGGATGACAAACCGCCTCGCCTTATGTCCGCCGTCTTCATCCCGCAACTTATCCACAAACTTCTCATAGATCGCAGCCGGTGGGCGTCCGAACTTCGCCATAAAGTCTAGTTCGAATTGATGTTTGGGCATTGTCCGGCGTAGGCTTTCAAATTCCTTTTTGCTGAATGCCGGGTTCTTGGTGGATTCAAATGTGACCACATCAATTTCAGGGTCTTCATCCATCCACAAATCATAAATCTGTGACTTCAACCATCCGGTTAAATCGTAGAGCGATGTAGTAGCCAGCGCCGGGCCACCAGCAATCGACAACCGCGCCCGCACATCTTTCCACACCCGTTCGTGGTAAATCCCCGCCTCATCCAACAACGCCGCCTTCGCGCTGAAGGACTGCATACCCTCTTCCGATTCAGCAGTACGCAGGATGATACGCCCCCACATTTTTTCATGGTCTTGACTGCTACGTGCTCCAAATTCGCCTGTTGATGGATCACATAGCTCGAATATGCGATCACCCGGCCAATAGCGGGCAATCCCCATCTCATTCACAAAAAGCTGTTTGAGATCAGGAAGCATCTTGGCAATGAACAGGTCATTCGTAGCACTGACGACAAGATAATCACCCGCGCCGTATTCGAGTATCCAGCGCAGCAAATGCATCTTGCCGTAAACCGTCTTGCCGCCTTGCTTCCCCGCCAACATGAATACAAACCGCTTGATACTGTTCCAAGCTGCCATTTGCCCTTCATGGAAATAGGCGTGAACAACCTTGTTCTTTTTATCAACCGTGTAAATGGGATGAATCGGGTTGCCGTCCACGTCCACTTCTTGATCGTGGGCGACAATCTCCCATTGCTTGGGAGCCGGTGGAGGCTTGCCATAAATGCGCTGATACAGTTGAGCAGCAAATACTTGTTCAGGCGATACCGCTACGAGGAATATCCACAGCGCGGAAAGAAGTAATGCTATGCGTTTCATCACGCCTGAGAAGCAAACTTATCGGATTCTAATTGCCAGTTTTCGCGTGGTGCACGTCTGATCGCAACCATTTCGCCCATAGCCTTGTCCGTGTAGGTCACATCAGACCATTGGCCACAGTTATTACAAAATATGCGGATGCAATCGCCGTGTTGATTAGCCCATAGCGTTGTGCTTCTCGCCTTCCAATGTGGCGCGCCTATTTCGGTTTTGCAATTCGGACATGTACCCATCACGCCGCCCCCGCTTTCATTCGACCAACCATGACTTTGCTGAAAACTCCCAGATTGTTTTAGCAATCGCCTTTATTCGCTTCCATCGCATCGCAACCGTGAACGGATTCACCCCGTTATCAATTAAGGTTTGCTCGCCATCTTTCCACAATGACACCCACATATGCGGATGCCACCAACGGATGACGATCACCATTGTGCCATTGGCGCGATCCATTTTGACAACCTTGATCCATCCCGGTAGTTTTGCCATCACGCCGCCCCCGCTTGAACCATCGCCGCAAAATTCTTTAAAACTTCAGCCACATTCAGACCCGCGTCCTTGATCGACTGCAACACGTCCGGCGATACATCCATCAACGCCGCCCCATCCGCGCCGGTCACTTCCGACCGTTCCACGAAGCCCTCATCCTTGCCCAATGTCTTCAGCACAAACATGTACGCCCGTACATGCCCTTCACTCGTCACGTTATCTATATCATTCACCAGCGCGTTGGTTGCCTTGCTCAACAACGTTGATCGCGCCGCGTCCATCAGTTCTTGTAAGTCCGGCCATTTTGCTAGCGCATTATCCACCGTCTGCCGACTGCACCCCACCGCAGCAGCCACACTTGCCTTTACCCCGTGCGATTCTTTGATCGCCTTCTCGAACACTTCCTTGGGATATTGGGGTTTATCCTCCACCGCGCCGCCCTTGGCT